GCAAATCAGAAAGGAACTGGACGAGTATGACAGCAGGGGAGAAAATCAGGAAGCGTAGGATTGAACTGCACGTCAAGCAGAAAGACCTTGCAAACAGAATCGGTGTGACAGCCGCTTTTGTATCAGCTATTGAGAACGGAAAGCGCAGATGCAAAGAAAGGTGGCTTTTCAGAATTGCGACCGTCCTTGACTGCACCATATATGACTTGCAAGATGACGAGCCCAAAGGCATGGTAGACCCAACCAACGATGACTTTGGTGCGGTCTGTAACTGTGCTGTGCGCTACTGCTTAGGCAGACGGTCATATATGCCTAGTCTTGTCTGCGGCTACCTGACGCCGTTGCTGTCCAAACTGGATGATAACACGCTGTTCTGCTTTAAACGCGACATTGAAGAGCACAAGAAAGACGGATTCGATTTCGGCGATTCGTGTGATTATGAAACGTGGAAACAGTTCTATACGGCAGTTCAAAAAGAGATTGACGGGAGAAGCGACAATGGCTAATTATACAGAATACCTTGAACGAAACGCACTTATTGAAAGAATCGAGAAAGCTTATTGTGATGGCTGCGAGAACTACAATGGCGTTCGATGCTGTGCTTGCGGTATCGGAGATGCCATTGACGTTGTAGAGGATGCGCCAACTGCTTTACAACAGACTGCTGAATGGATTGTGCAGGACGAAGGACGAACAAGATTCATGTGTAGCCATTGCCACGCTAAGAACTACCGAGACCGATATAACTACTGCCCGAACTGTGGCTATTTGATGGAGAACAGGTTATGAGCAACACACTCTGGCATCCAGCAAGCGAACCGCCACGAGAGCGAACGCAGCCTTTGTTGCTTGCGACTAAGACAACGTGGCGTGATAGAAATGGAAAAATGTTGCAAGGTATTTCACCAACAACATATTGCATCGGCTGTTACGCGAACGGTCAGTTCTGGGACGAGATAGGCGAGAGACTGCCAAAAGATGTGACAGTGACGCATTGGATGGCGTTTCCGATGGTATAGGAGGGCTTATGGAAAACGATATCGTTGTTACGCAAGATATGATTGACACATTCACGACAGAAATGCAGGAAGCATACCAAAAGTACGGCGATGATGAAGAAATCGTTCACAGCATGATGGACGGCATCATGTGTGAAACCTTAGAAAAGATGGGCTTTGCGAAAGGCGTGGAAATCTTCGACAAAGCACCGAAATGGTATGCGTAAGGAGGATTAAATATGGATGGATTTGAAGCATTAACAGAAGCGATGAACCAATGTGCTGCATCGATTGAACAGCTTGCAAAAGCCATCAAACAGTCTGAAACGCAGTGCGGTCACATCGAGCGAAAGAACAAGCGACCTGTGTACTGCAAGGGCGAAAGGTTGCATGATGTCTACAAGCGAATTGCGAGAACGAGAGAGGGGTTCAAAAAGTGACAGAACTTAAGAGATGCCCGTTCTGCGGGTCTATTCCGACCCTGTATCACGATGGATTGCATCAAGTGGATTCAAAGAGAAAATACCACACAACATGGATGATTTTATGCGAAAGGTGTCACAATGCATCAATGAGCAATAGTGCTTACTATAGCTTTGACGAAGATGGCGTTTTGTCACCGTATGACGAAAAAGACGGGCGAAAAGAAATCATCAGCCGCTGGAATAGCCGCTACAAAGAGGATTAAGTATGGAGCAGGAACACAAGCCAAGAACATCAATGATTCTTTTGTTGGAACACGTTCATGCTATGGACGAATTGACAGACGAGGAATTTGGACAATTCATTCGTGCCTATGCTGATTACGTTGAAAACGGAATCGAGCCGGGCTTTCCAGACCGCTCTATGCGGATGATGTGGAAAACAATCAAGTCATTCGATGAAGCAAACCAGCACAAATACAGTTTGACGGTTGAAGCACGGCGAGAAGCGGGGCGAAAAGGTGCAGAAAAACGCTGGAATCAGGATAGCAAAACTATGGATGCCAATAGCAAAAATAGCAAATGCCATAATGCTAATGGCAAAAATAGCTTATATAAATCTGATTCTGTATCTGATAAAAAAGAAAATATAGAAAAGAAAAATGGCGATGCCATAAAACGCTTCAAAGCCCCGACTATCGAGCAAGCCAAAGAATATTTTGCCGAAAGGGGCTACATAGAATCGGAAGCAGAGCGGTTTGTTGACCACTTCACAGCAAACGGCTGGAAGGTCGGTAAATCGCCTATGAAAGACTGGAAAGCTGCTGCACGGAACTGGATGCGTAACGTGAAGGACTGGAACGGTAGCTATCAGCAGACAATGGCTGAATTGCCTGACGAGGGAGACTTTCTGCGGTGAATATTGAAAATCAGACCCAATACATCCTGCTGGGAGCAGTCCTCACGTTCTCAGAGTATGCCGATGTGCTGCAAGACCTTGAAATCGACGATTTCTGCCCTGAACTGCATGATGCTTTCGCTGCCATTCGTGGCTATTGGGAGCATAACGACAAGTGGAACCCGGTAGAGGTTATGGGAAAGTACGATGATGACTGCAAAAAAGCAATGGGCGAATGCCTAGATGCTTTCGGTGCAGAGTTTATCCGAAACGTCACCCACGACATGATGCAAGGATGGGCTAGAATCGTCAAAGAACAGGCAGCACTAGCCAGAGCCAGAGGGCTTGCGTTCAAAATTGTTGACGGCTCAACCAGATACGCAGATCTGACAGGCATCTATGAGCAACTGGGCGAAGCAATCAATCTGCACAGCGAGAGAAGCGATTTCATCCCGATGTGCGATGGCATAGACAATTACATCCGCAAGCTGGATGACAAGCCGGAGTATATCAGCACAGGGCTTAAAGTGCTGGACAACAATTTGCATCTTGTACCGGGCAACTTCGTTGTGATCGGCGGCAGACCGTCTGCCGGTAAAACTGCATTATCTCTGCAATTAGCCTGTGAAATAGCCAAGAGCGGACGCAAAGTGGCGTATTTCAGCCTAGAGACCGACCCGGATACGCTCTACGCTCGTATCATCGCTAACCAGCTGGGCGTACCGCTGCACACGGTCAAGAACAAGACCGTCAGCATTAACGAACTTGACCGACTGGCAGACATCAAGAAATATCCGCTGTTTGTCCGCTCTGCTGCCGGAAAGAGCGTGGGGTGGATTAGAACGCAGTCCATCAGGATGCAAGCAAAAGTTGTGTTCATCGACTATTTGCAGCTTATCCACCAAGCCGGAGCGAAAGACCGATACAGTGCCGTCACGGAAATCAGCATGGCACTGCATGAGTTCGCACAGTCCACAGGAACGCTAGTGATAGCCCTTGCACAGCTCAATCGAGAGACTGCAAGAGCAGGAATCCCACCGACCGCCGCAGACCTACGGGAGAGTGGACAGATTGAACAGGACGCAGATGCTATCATCCTGCTGGCGCAGAACGTGACCACGAAAAAGAGACCAGAGCCACATTATCACTTTGGGCTTGAGAAGAACAAAGAGGGCAACGTGGGGGTGCTAGACATCACGTTCCAGATGGAAACACAGCAGTTCAAAGAATGCGTGTGGATGTAACGAAAGGAGAACGATATGGGCGCACTGGAGAAATTCATAGACAATGTGCAAGCAGGAAAGGGAAGATACGGCCTATGTGACGCTTGCCTGAACCGTCAAGGCGACTATTGCTTGTTTCACAACTTGCATAGGTGGGATGAAAACGGCAAGCATACAGTAACCGCCCAAAAGCTCGACAGAATAGAGCATTGCAACTCTTTTAACTATGCCGGATGGATACTATAAGCCTATAATCGCTTCTGCGCTCGTATCGTCCCAATAGAATAGGCAAGAAAAACATATAACAGGGTTTGGGCGATAAAGTTATTGTCTGAACCCCATAAATATTTTTCATCAATCAACAAACGAAGGAAAACGACTATGAACATCACTCGACTGGAACAGGAGACCATCGTCAACTTCAATGCAGCGGAAGATACTGCATCGGTCTATACCGCCGACCCGGTGTATATGCGCAAGCTGGACAAGCTGTGTGAGCGTGAGCCTGCATCGTACAAGCTGGTCAAGCAGGATAAGGACGGCAAGTGGTATGAGATGCCTAAGCGTCTGGTACGGTTTGCGACCAGCAGAATCATGACAGACGAACAGAAGGAAGCTGCCGCAGAGCGTATGCGGAAGATGCAAGCGGACGGTAGAATCTAATCTCCGCTGAAATCTCCAATCAACAAACGTATCAGAAAGCATGGAATGGTGTCAGGTGGTAAAACTACCCTCTGCGACTATTCCGTGCTTTTTTCTCTTGTTATTTATCGAGAGAAAACGGCAAGGTCTGATTTTGGGAGAGAAGCGTCTCGATCGAGTGGTGAGTGAGACGAAGCGGTTGCGACTATTACATACCAAGCGATACGAATCGTACCAGTTGATACGAATGGTATGCGTTGGTATCGTGGTATACCAATCTTCCTCTCTTCCTTTCTTCTTCTTCCCCCCTATAACCCCCTATTATTATCTATCTATCTCTCTATCTCCCTTCCATGAAACAGATAAACTGTTTCATGTCCCCACGCCGAGATGGCGTGACAACTGCGACAACGGCAAACGACAACTATTCGTTTTACGATGGTTCTTTCCCCCTACAACCCTCTATTTCCAAAAGCCAGACCGTTAGCCAGCAGAGCAGACAGTAGGCAAGAGTTGGCGAGAGGTTCAAACTGGTGGATGGTCTGCGACTATTCCAGACATGGAGAATTGACTTCATTTTGTAGTCGGTTGGATATGTAGAAATGTTGCATAGTTGTATGAGCAGGTGATTACAAATTGAAAGCAACTGACCAGCAGGGGCGGTCTATTTTATTGGTTAAAAATATTGAAGTATTTGGTGGACGACTATTCCTAGTACAATACTATGGATTGCCTGTAATACCATAGTGTGTTGTTGGGAATTAAATCGAACAGGAACAAACAGAATCGGATGATACGACTATTTCAGCAGAATAATAGTTAAAAAGATTGAGTAATTGTCTGCGACTATTATAATAAGTACGATGGTTAAAGAATTTGAGGTAATGCAATGGGGATTAAAATTGACAGGTGTCTTGACACATATTGATTTTGGGGTGGTCTGACGGCTTAGCGACTATCGCACCTCTCTTTCTCTAAAAGGCAAACGACTATTCTACACAAAAAAACACGACTATTTGACGATGATTCGCAAGAAAATGCTACGACTATTGCTCTGCGACTATCAGCGGGCAGCTCATTACTATACGATATATAGGACTTTTAAATGGAAGTCATCTGACGACTTTACGACTATTCTACGACTGTTTGTCGGGAGAAACTACGACTATTGGCTACGACTATTCCAGCCGGAACGCTACGACTATTGCTGACCTCTATTAGCTATCGGGCGAAAGCCCGAAAAGAGATGCGGCGAGAGCCGCCAATGGTTCCGCGCCTCTGCTGCTGGACTGCCCCGCCGGGTGGAGGGTGTCAGACCGTCCCGCCCTAATCACTGACCCGGTGCCAGAGTGCAAGCCGCCGGGCTGACCCTGTACAGGTGGAGACGCTGACCCCTCAGCGGGTGCGCCGTGTCTGTACTGCTGACAACGTGTTAGCACTTGCCAGCGATCCGCACACGGTAGGCGCTGACCCCGCCGCCGCTGGCATGGTCTGCCCTCTTATATACCTTATTATAATAGGCGGCCTGCCCTGACCTGTGCAGCGTCCTAGCGTGGCGGTGGTATCTGGTATCGGTTGAGCGCGTCCGGGCGTGTGTATGCCCTTCGGCGTGTCGCAGGTGGTATTATAGCCGCTTGTGTCGGTCTGGTATCGTGGGCGGTTGAACGGGTATAATCGCAGGAAAAGCCACTGTAAAGCCCTGTGCGCTGTTTTGCGGCGTGGGCGGTATAATTGCATTGACAGCACAAAACACGTTGTAAACGCTTGTATGGGGCTGTATTGCATCCGGGCAAAACAAAAGCCCTGCACCGTGTCGGATACAAGGCAAAAGAAAAGCCCCGCCAATGTGGGCGGGGTGGATTTTATATGGAGCGGCCATAGTTAAGCCGCTAAGTTGCTTGAATTGCGCTAATCATGTTCTCCCAGCGAGACGTTGAAAATTTATAATCTCTATCAATTTCAATCCAGCCATTAAGAACAGCGATAGCCTCTTCTTTGCTAAGGCAGGATTGATTCACAGGAAAGCCAAATAGAGAGCCAAAACAGTCTGCCGTGCCGAGAGAAATAGCATTTGTTTTGTCATTCTGAACAACAATGAATCCGTCACGGTCAAAAAGCACGTTGAACAACTCAAAATTTGCGCCGTGATTGAAAAACCATTTTCTTTGTTTCATAAAATAGCACCTCAAAAGTTTTTATAGTCTTGTTGTGGCGGCCTCATTTGGACGCCTTAAAGAGTGCGCTGAAAAACCAGAAGAAAAACAGAACACAACTAAATATCAATTGTTGCACCCCCCTTATACCACGCTGAACCGCTTGTAAACGGTCTTTTTGCTACACTCTGCATAGATATCCGGGTGCGCTGCCTGCAATAGCTTGCTATCAAGCCGGACAGACGAAACGTCCTTGTAAATGGCCTTTGCAGTGCCCTGTACCATTTCCGGTGCGCCGTGCATCATTGCGATGATTTCAGCTTTAACAGCGTCATTCATGGCTTCAAGCTCTTCAATGAGCCTTTTATTCTCTCTATAGGTATTTACTTTTTCTTCAAATGTGGCCATTTTTATACCTCCATAAAAAGATGCAAGGCGGAATTTGCTTTTTTGTGCCGCTCAAAATCGGCCTGTGTACCATGCCCAAAATTAAAAGCGCCGGTAATGCGTTCTGCGGTCCATATACTATAAGCACCGGCGCGGATAGCGGCCTTCACGTTGCTGTGATACTCTGCAATAAGTTCCGGTTTGTAAATATCAATCGTCATTTTCTGCCTCCTCCTTATTAGCTATTGAGAAATGCGATCATAACGAGTGCGCCGGAGATCATGCCGCCCACATACCAGAGGGCTGCCCACTGGGTAAAGTCAAGTGTAACCATGCGTTATACCTCCTCATTTTTGCCGTTGGGGTTAATCCACTCATTTATGATGTCATACCGCTTATAATAGCGGTAAAGGTTAATCAGCTGCACAAAATCGGCCGCGCTAATATATGCTTCGTTGTCCGGCGCATCAAGGGAGCAAATAAGCGTTGTTCCGTTGTCCTCTCGTTGCACAAGTTCCAACGTTTCGCCGTCGTTCACTTCAAATACAAGCTTATTCATAATATTAGCCCTCCTTATAATACAAATTGCTTGATTGGCAAATTTTGCGGATTCTCCAGCAGGCTTGTTTTAGCGCGTCTGCCTGTACATCAAGCCACGTTTGACCGTTGCTAGGTTCGCTTGCGCCCTCATGCTTGCGCTTGTACATAGATGGAGTGCAGACACGTGCAGCAATATCACCAGACCACACAAGGGAGCAAGCCCCCGTGCTGTAATGGTGCCAGTTGTCCGCACCGTTGAGAGCCCATAATTCAAGTTCTGCCCCGTCAACGGGGGCGCGCTTGTGCTCGTTTGCGTGGCTCTGCACATCTTCCAGTAGGTCAAGAGCGTACAGTGTAACGGCCTTGTTCCATGCGCTGCGATCGTGGCGGGCGTTGAGTTCGGTGCGGATGGTCTCCGCAAGTGTGGTATAATCGATGGTCTTTTTCATGTTTTTTGTCCTCCTGTTTTGTGGTGGTGTGGTGGTGTACATCCTCTGTACATTTACTATTATACATGATTAAACGTACAAGTCAATAGTATATTCAAGATTAAACGTACAAGCACATAAAAACGTTGCGTGTGCAACATACAAGCGCCCGCCGCCGTCCTGATCTATCCCGCGCGGCTTGTCTGGTATCGAGTGCAGACCGGTGCAGCGCGTCCAGCGTCCGGGCGTGTGCGCCGGTGCGCGGCCTGTGCTGTGCAGTCCGTCCGGGTGCGCTGGGGGCTGGTGTCTTCACCTGGGGGGGTATACAGGAAGCGCCGGGGGCGGGGTGGGTCATGCCCGCGATAAAATTTTTCAAAGAAAAAGGCGTTTTTCGGCGTTCCTTTCGTCCATGCCCACCCCACCTTCACAAATCAAAACCCATTCGATTGTGCAAGTCTCCCAAAATTCCCAAAAATACAAAAAGACCCCTCTCGGAGCCTAGATTGTGGTATAATCAGCTAAAGGCTATGCGCCAAAGAAAGGTGGAATCAAAAAATGGACAATCTAGGTATTGTTCTCATGCTTGCTGGGTTCGTTCTTAGCTTTTGCTGCGCTATCAACGCAATCGGAGGAAAGCCAAACAAGAAAACATGGTATTGGATGATAGCGGCATATATTGGCTTTGGTGTATGTTATGCTGCATCTCAAAAGGACGCACGAAACATCGGTATCGCTTTTATGCTCATCTGCTTTTGCTACATTGTAAAAGTGGTATGGGGATTCTTAAAAGCTGCCATTAAACACGAAAAGTATCATTGCAAGAAAGATTTGCTCGTATTGATAGCCGTTTTCGTGCTGTTTATTGTTGGAATGATGCTTCCATACGATAAGGCGGCAGCGGCTCAAAGAGCAGCAGAATCAGAAGCCAGAGAAATTGAAAAGGCTGCATCATCGGCGGCAGCGGATTCTAAAAAGGCAGAAGAGGAACGCAACGCCGCAATAAAAGCGGAAAGCGAGCGTTTAGCGGCAGAAGTAGCCAGTTCTAAGAAAGAAGAGCCAGCATCAAAGCAACAGTCTGAATCTGAAAAGGAGAAGGAAGAAGAACGGAACGCCGCTATTAGAGCCGAATCGGAGAAGATAGCAGCCAGCAGTAAAGCAGCGGCAGAAAAGAAAACTTCTTCTGCATCCACATCTACCGTAGAACTTAGCGAAGACGAATATAAAGCGAAATGTGTAGAAGTAGATTATAAAGACCTGTGTAGATACCCAGAGAAATACTCTCACAAGAGAATTAAAGTTAAAGCAAAAATCCAGCAAGTGATGGATGCCAGCTTGTTTAATAGTTCTAAGACATATCGCGTACAAACTGATACTAGCGGATATGGATGGTATCTGGATGATGAATATTTTGTCACAGATAAACGCACATCAGGCTCCGTAAAGTTGCTGGAAGATGATGTAATTGTCATATACGGCGAATTTTCCGGGATGGAAAAGGTAACAAGAGCTTTGACATGGACAACCGATGAAGTGCCGGGGATTCAAATGAAATACGAAGAACTCGTAAAAGAATGAAAAGGTGGTCATAAAGATGAAAAAGAAAATTATTTCAGCTATCCTTGCCGCAGCTTTGGTTTTCGCGATGCCAATCAGTGCAATCGCCGCAGAGAAGCCGGATGAATGGTCTGGCATTATTGAACTAGAGCAGACCAATGCAACGCAGTATGAACCATTGGGCATTAAGAATCATGGGTCTTATGCGTGGCGTGACGGCAGCACGATTTATATTTCTTATGCGCTTGAAATCGAGAACACCAACAAAAATCTTGCGGTCTGGTTCCCCCACATTGAAATTGCGGTCGTTGCAGAGGATGGCTCTGTGATTAAAACAGACGATGAATATCTGGACTGGGTTGCGGAAGATGATTCCTACTGGTATGCCGGATATTTTACATACGAGTATGACGGCACTATCCCTGCTGGTATCGAAATGTCTGTTTCTGCACAGGATTATAATTATCAGCCGAGTGCCGGAAAAGAAGTTTTAAGAGCCGGAGAACTGGCTGTCACCAATACTTCAAAGCGTGGCAGCGGCTATGAAACGAGATTTACCGGAAAGGTAACTAACAACAGCGCATACAAGGCAAATGCAAAGGTTATCGTTCTGTACAAGATGAAAAATGAGAACGGAGAAGAAGTTCCTGTGTGCGGAGATATTGATTATATCTGGGATATCCAACCGGGTGAGACGAAGAACTTTGAGATTCACCCCTATTCTGGGCTTTCCAATTATTCTTCGTGGGAAGTCGTAGCAATTCAAATGTAACACAAAAGCCAGCGGCTAGACGTTCTCTAACCACTGGCTTTTCTATTGCTTATGTATTATTCGGGCTGCTTGTCGTTCTCGACCTCAAACTTCAAGCCTGTTGCTGCTGCCAAACGGCGCACGGAGTTGATGAACGCAGATTCCATCTTCTTGTCCTTGCTGTCAAAGATGATGTCAAGAGCGTTGATTTTCCGCACAAAAGTCTTGCTCATGCCTTTGGACACAGCATCCTTCTTACGGTTATCCAAGCGGCGGCGCACATCGAAGCCATTCTCCTTCATTTCATCGTAGACTTCGTTCCATATGTCTGAGTAGGCTGTTCCGCCGCCACGCTTGGTTGCAATGGCATTCAACGTGCGCTGACAGACCTTCCGCGCATCGTCCTTGACGCTTACGGTCATGATCGAGCACATATTGTTGAAACCGGATTCAATGGCATCCACGCGCTTTTCGGTTTCCGCGTTCCGTGCAGCCTGTTCGTTCACAGCCTGAACCATAATGTTCAAAATCTGCAAGCTGCTGGGCTGTCCTACCGGGTAACGCGCCACGTTCTTCTCAAGGTCAATCAGCTTCTGGCGAATCTCCATGCCCTCCGGTGTACGCTGAATCATTGCAATGTGCTTCGCCATGTCCAAAGTGATGACGTGTTCAATACGTTCACCGGGCATTTCTGTACCATCTTGACGCTTCGGTTTTTTCCGAAGCGTGTAATAATCCGCATCTTCGCTAAATCCGTAACCAATCATGCGCTGCATCCAGTCGGTGTATTTGTCTTTGATTTTAAGCCGCTCGTGCAGTTCTCGACCCAGCACAACCTTTTCGCCAGTGTCGGTGTCGTACACGGGAATGACATCTTCGGAGAAAATTCGGATGGTTTCAAGATTATTATTCATAGAAATTTGACCTTTCTATCTTGCGAGAGCAGGCCATCTCTGGTATAATAACCCAAAGAGGGTCTATACTCTCTGAGTGTGTATGATACGTTCGCTTCTGTCGCCAAACTTCAGCGGACGTATCATTCTTTTTCTTCATCGGGCATGGGGTACTTCTCAAGGTAGGCATCGCGGACGGCCTGTGACAGCGATACGCGGTACTTCTTGCAGTGCTCCACCAGCAGTTCATACTGACGATCAGTGAAGCCAACGGCTACCTGATGACGGTATGCTTCGATGTAGGGACTTCTTGCCATGTTCTCATCTCCTTTCAGTGAGGTGCATTAAGCGTAATCGCAAAATGTGGTAAAGTCAAGCGGAAATAGACCCACGAAACACTACATTTAGTGTTCGTTCATCTTGACAAACCACTTTCTACGTTTTGCACAAAACTCAGCCCTTATTTTTTGTCGCTCCCGCTTCGTACCCTGCCCGGTAGTTCAGTTCGGACAGCTTACCAAGTGCTTCAGCGTACTCCCTGTCCTCGCTGGTCGGCTCTTTGCCGTGTGCGAGGGTTTTCAGAAATTCTTCGGTTGTCGTAGGAAAGTTCATGTTTTTTGCTCCTTTCTATTGCAGAAGTTGTCTGCTTCTGCTATAATAATTGACAGAAACCGAGACTGCGCCCTTGGTTGCGCAGCTTCTGTTTTGTGGTGGAATAGGTCATCAGTGCAACTTTGGTCGGTGGTGCTGATGGCCTATTTTTTTATGCCACAAAGGATAAATCTGCCGTTGTTAGCTGATTCATCGTGCGTTCTGCTGTCTTAGATTATAGACGCTTGGTATATAGTTGTCAACAGCCCAATTTGTATAATTTGATCACATATTTGTGACTTTTTACGCATTATAACGTAAATTTACGTTATTTGATAGTACTTCCGTAAACAAATTAGTTTACCCTAGTGATAGTAACTCGAAGGATATTTTTCGATAATTCGTAAGGCTACTATTCAAGTATACAGTTTGTAAAGCAACGAAAAAGTTTACAGCCGTTTGACCACCCTATTGATAGTAAAAAGTTAAAAATACGCAAACTTCCTCTTGACGATTAAACGTACATAGTGTATAATAGAGTCAAGAAAGAGAGCTGGTAAAAATGAAAAATGTGGCTGCGTATGTCAGAGTTTCCACAGATGGGCAATGTGGCGAAGATAAATTCGGAATGGAAGCCCAAAAAGAGCAAATCGAAGAATACTGCAGCAAGAATGATATGAATATCATTAAGTGGTTTACTGATGCTGGTGAATCTGGTGCAAAGGAAAGGCCGGGATTTGACAGTATCGTGTATGGCGATGTTTCTAATCCTCCGTATGAAGCGGTTGTTGTCGCAAAAAGCGACCGTGTAGCAAGAGATATTAACGTCTATTACTATTACAAAATGCTTCTGCTTAAAAAAGAGATTTCGCTTATCAGCGTTGCAGAAGATTTTGGCAAAATGGGAGTTTTTTCTACAATGCTTGAAGCATTTACCTTATGCTGCGCTCAAATGGAGCGTGAAAACATTACGAAAAGAACGTCTGGCGGTCGTGCAATCAAAGCTGCAAGCGGCGGTTATAGTGGCGGCAAGGCCCCTATGGGATACGAAGTCAAAGACGGAGAGCTTTCTATTAAAGAGGATGAAGCCAAAATTGTTCGGAGAGCCTTTGAGCTTCGTGAAGTTGGGAACACGATTCGTTCCGTTGCAGATAAACTGAATGAAGAGGGCTATTGTGGACGGAATGGAAAACCGTTTACTTCTAGCACGATTCAGTCTATCCTTGGGAACAAAAAGACCTATGAGGGCTATTACCGATACGGCAAAAGCGGTGAATGGGTGAAAGGGAAACAAGAGCCTATTTTAACGGAAAGCAAGGAAGATTAAAATGGAACTTACTTTTGGCGATATTCAGAATGCGGCAAAAGAAACTGAAAAGAACAACTATGTATATATTTGGTTCTTTTCTCAAAATGGGCATTTTGTTCCTTTTTACGTTGGAATTGGAAGCGATAAAAACAGATGGAAAAATAAAACTTCAAGAAGTAAAACATTTAGAGATTTCGTAAAAAAGAATAAATGCGTGTCAATGAAAGTTTTGGAAAACCTTGTTTATGAAGTTGCGAGGGAAGTGGAAATAAGAACAAAAAAAAGCTAGTCGAAAGCGGATATGCTATTATGGATGCCGAAGATGATTTTGATATGCGCCGTTTGCGTCAGGCAGAGGGGATAGTAGCCATGCCTATTGTCAACGGCAAGCGAGTGTCAGCTAGAACAGGCCGCAGCTTTGGTAGGCAGGAAAAGCAGATTGACGAGCAGCAGTTTGAAAGCCTATTAGAACAACAGCAAAAAGGCGAAATTACCGTAAAAGAGTGCTGCAAGCAGCTTGGCATCGGAAAATCCACTTGGTATGAGCGTGTCGAAAGATACACAAATAAAAATAGCGGCAGCCCAACCACAAGCCACCGCTAAGAGTACACCAACTTCATCAAAACAGGAAAAAGAATGGTGCAACCATAGTATACCATTCTTTCTTCTAATAAACAAGGAAAACTAAAAATAAAAAAGCGGCGACCCACCACAGGCCGCTGCTACAAACAAGAACCACCAATCCCTCAACAGGATGATAGTACATAAGTATTATATCATTTCTTTTGGGAGAACACAACACCAAAGGAGAATGAATATGGCGAATAGTTATTGTAAATCGGAGGCAATCAATAATTTCATGGACAACGTGACAGCTACTGTTACAGAATACATTCTTGAGATCGGTATGGAAGAAACCGTAAAGAAGTTAGTTGATAGCAACGCACCGCTAGATATTTTCCCACATATCACGGCTTATGCAAAGGAACACGGATTTATCTAACCCGCCAGACATAGTATCGGATTGCTGAACAGAATAGGTGAAAGTATGGCTAGAAAACTTTACGCAGTGACAAGCGGTGAATGCAATGATTATCACATCATCGCCCTGACCAAGAGCCGCAGACGCGCGGAGAAAATCGCAGAGATGTACGGCGCTAGAGTTGAAGCATACGTTGATGGTGAGCCGGTAGAAGCGTTCAGACGGAAACCAGAGAAGCACGAAGAACCAGAACGGACATGGCTTGCAAAGCGTGAGGGCGGTAAAATTTATGTTATCCCTGAAAGCAACAAGACCAGAGCAAGCAGCGTGTTGTTTGGATGCCGAATCTTCATCAAAGCACCAGCCATAGAAGAAGCCATGAGGATTGCGGTATCTATGTTTGCAGATTATGACCTGAGAAGGTCGAAAGGAGTAGCTTATGGACAGCTTTAATGCCATTTATAAGATTCTCAAACTGCTGGATAAGCACAAGGGCGATGAAGAATTTGACTATGAGCTTATCTCTGCAAAGGCAATGAAGATGAAGGTCTCTGACTGGGAACAGATTATGATCGAACTGCAAATGAACGGTTTCATTCGCGGTTTGGTCTACACGCAAGACTTGACGAACAAGTTCCCGCATATCGTAGAGCCGATTCATCCGCAGATTACCTTGAAAGGCATGGAGTACCTTGCCAACAACAGCTTTATGAAGAAAGCGGCAGAAGCATTGAAGATGGTAGGTGATTTTATCTGATGGACAATTTCAAGGTCATTTACAAGATACTTAAATTTCTTGAATCATCTCTTGACTACGAACAGACCGATATTGACGCAATCAGCCCGGAGCGGTTGCATATCACTCGTGAGCGTTGGGAACAGTTGCTCATTATGATGCAGGACAACGGGTATGTGACCGGGATTGTCTGCACTCGCACGGCATCGGATGATAAGCGACACATCGCAGATCCTATCAAGCCTGTTATCACGCTCAAAGGGTTGGAATACCTGTCCGAGAACACGTTTATGAAAAAGGCTGCGAACCTAGTTAAAGGCGTCAAGGACACGATTCCGGGGATTTGACATTGTTCGCAACCTAGAATAAAACCGAATGAGAAAGGAAAAGCAACATGAAAACCGTAAAATTGTCAGAACAGAGTTTGAAACTCATTGAAACGTTGTGTGATTACACTGACAAGCCTGATATTCTCAACGCTGTTGCTGATGCCTTATACTATGATGCAGACGAGTTGAAGCGTAGGCTCAATCAGCTTGCTGAAGAAGTAAAATAAATCGCACATTCCATCCGTTAAAACGAATTTTGGCAAATAATTTTCCCAAAACAGCATTATAAATCCGAATATTTGATTTTTGTGCAGTTGTAGGCACTCTTTACATTTTCAGGTAGGGGGTGCCTATTTTTTATGCAGCCAAAGCAGTGTATCGCCATTATCGAAAGCATCAAAGCGTATGCAAAGCAGAACCCGACCGAAGCACAAGTCTACGAGGACTGGTTTCAGGCGGTCGTGAACCTGAGAGACGCTTTGCCGCAAGACAAGCGGTTCGATGCCTACAAATACTCTGGTGAACTGCGTTCCGTCTGTGCAGCCATGATGAGCAAGATGAAAACAGGCGAGGACGTGGCGAAGGTCTATGACATTATCGGTCGGACGTACCTGTTTGAAGCAAAAGACGTGTTCGACAGCTATTGCATCTACCTTGAATGGAACCGTGCGCCGGAGAAGAAGTTCTATCAGCCGAGAAGAAAGGTGCTCTTGACGTTGGTTCGTGACCTAGAGGACTTGTTTTTCCATCGTGTAGAATTTCTGGGGGTTAGTCAACCTCCGAGAACTGGAAAAAGTACGCTCTGTATATTTTTTATCACATGGCTGATGGGCAACCGACCTGACGTTGCATCGGTTATGAGCGGACACTCTGACAAGCTGACCAACGGTTTCTATGGTGAAGTGTTGTCCATCATCACCGACCCTGTCACCTACAACTGGGGCAAAATCTTCCCTGACGTTCAGCTTGTGGACAAGAGCGCAAAGGACGAAAGTGTTGACCTGAACCGCAAGAAGCGCTTTCCTACCCTGACTTGCCGCTCAATCGGCGGCACGCTGACTGGTGCTGTTGAAATCGGCGAGGGCGGCGTTCTGTACAGCGATGACTTGATTGAGGACTTGGAAGAGAGCCTGAATGTTGAGCGTCTGAACAACAAGTACGATGCTTACCTGAACCAGCTGAAAGACCGCAAAAAGCAGGGGGCATTGGAACTGATGGTCGGTACACGCTGGAACGTGCTTGACCCTCTGGGGCGCATTCAAAACCAGTATGCAGACAATCTGAAGTACCGATTCCGGGTCATCCCTGCGGTGGACGAGAACGGGCACAGCAACTTTAACTATGACTACGGCGTGGGCTTTGACGATGCCTATTATGCCGACATGAAAGCCAGCATTGACGATGCAACATGGTGGGCAAAGTACATGGGCAAGCCCTATGTGCGTGAAGGTCTGCTGTTCCCTGCCGATGAACTGCGGTATTTCAACGGCGTTCTGCCTGACGGAGATCCTGATCGCAAGCTCATGGTCATGGACATTGCATGGGGCGGCGGCGACTTCACGGCCTGTCCTATTGCTTATGTGTACGGCGATGCCGTGTTCATCCCTGACCTTGTGTTCAACAACGGCGATAAAACCGTGACCAGACCGGAGGTTGTAGGCAAAATAATCCAGCATAAAATCAACGTGGTGCGTGGCGAAGCCAACAACGGCGGTGATGAATACTGTGACGTGGTGGACAGCCAGCTTCGGCAGCAAGGCTATCACTGCTCTGTTCGTAGCCAGCGTGCGCCCAGTGGGCAAAGCAAGTTGTCCAGAATCATCCAGTATGCGCCGGACATCAAACGGTTCTACTTCCTTGACGAGAAGCACCAGTCGAAAGAGTACAAGGCGTTCATGGAACAAGTGACGATGTTCACGCAGCTTGGCAAAGTTCCACACGATGATGCACCGGATAGTTTGGCGCAATTAGCTGATGAACTGTACAACGGAATCAGTAAAATCGAACCTGTCAAGAGGCCTTTTTGATTAAAAACACAATATATTGTGTTCGCTGGGTCTATTTATTTGATTTCACCACTTGACAAGGCTTATAATGTACATAGGAAGTTTTGCAGCTTCCCTTAAAGGAATAGCTTGCACGCGGGGTTTTGTCATTTTACCCGTGTGCGTGTCAACAAGCATATTCCTCCTTTCACCGGTGAAGGTTTGTCACTCTTTCCCTTCACCGGGCTTTATATGTTGCGTTTCCGATTGATTGGGGAATGCCAGCCTGTCTCCCCCACGGCTGGCAAGTAACGGTTCGATTCCGTTACGCAGCACAACCATCTTCTTTGCTTGGCTTTCTATTCTCTGAATCATCCACCGCTACTCCCGGCTCTCGATGCAATGGTTAGGCATGACATTGCAAAGAGCAGTGGTTAACCAATCAAGCCGGGTTTATCACGGAGTGGAACAGTCTGGTAGTTCGCCAGATCACGGCCGCATAGCCGTCTGGAAATCGGTGGTTCAAATCCATCCTCTGTGACCAGACACCGCAGCCGACCCGTTGACTGTCCGTCAAATTGAATGTTAGGGCTGCGGCGGCTTTCCCGGGCGGGAATAGCGTGGCCGGAAGCGCGAATAGTTTCCCGGTAGCTTCCAACAGGTCTGTGCTCAACAGCCTGTTTCCAGAAATCCAACGAAAGGAGCACAGATGGTAGCAAAAGTCAGATGCAAGCGTCCTCGAAAGGACGCACACGGCAATCCTTGTGATTGTGGGCGTTATCTTGGCGAAGTAGAAGGCAAGTTCTCCCTTTTGTGCCCTCTTTGCCATTGGATTACAGTCGGAGATTCCAACCTTCCGAGGGAGACATGGGTTTCCGTACCGAAGTTTAAGAACTGAATAGCTTTTTAAGCGCAGTTGTAAGCGCAGTGAGATAGACCTTAACAGGTTTGTCTTGCTGCGCTTTTTATTTTGCCAGAAAGGAGGAACACATGGCTGAGTATCAGGTGGTTGTTGACGGCTTCTTGAATGAACCGTTGACCGGGCGCAGACCGATTGAAACGCCGGAGACGGAAATCAACCGGGCGAATGTGCTGAAAGTGGTTATGGGCAAGGCAGAGCCTATCCATCTGCTGAACAAAAACGAGATTCGGTTCCTGCATAACTACTACTTGGGCAGTCAGCCTGTCCTCCACCGCACGAAGGAATACCACGCTGAAATCACCAATCGCATTGTAGAGAACCACGCCAATGAATGCGTTGGTTTCTACACAGGCTACATGAGCGGCACTCCCTGCTCCTATGTGCGGTCTGAAACGGCAACTGGTGACGGTGAGGAAATCGCCCGCCTGTCCAATGCCTTGCAGTATGAGGGCAAGGATGCGCTTGATCGGCGGCTCTGGCAGTGGATGTTGGAGTGCGGACAGGGATACCGTATTGTTCTTCCTGACAAGGGATACAACGGCAACTACCCGGACGAAACGCCCCTGCTGGTGGACGTTCCTGACCCGGACATGGCGTATGTGATTTACAACTCCGGCATTGGGCACAAACCCATTGCCAACGTGCTGCACATCCCGCGCAATTATCAGAACGATTTGAACGACCTGATTTGTGTGTATACGCCGAACCAGTACTTTGAAATCGACAACGGCAAAGTCACAAAGTCGGAGAATCACTCTTTGGGAATGTTGCCGATGGTCGAATATAAGCTGAACCCGGAGCGGATGGGTCTGTTTGAGCCAGCTATCCCCGTGTTGGATGCCATCAACGACCTTGAGAGCAACCGTCTGGACGGCGTGGCGCAGTTCATCCAATCTATCATGGTGTTTACCAACTGCCTTGTGGACAAGGATGCTCTTGACCAAGTGAAAGAGCTTGGCGCAATGTGCCTGAAATCCACCTCTGGTCTGCCCGCTTCCGTTTCGCAGATTGCAAATGAACTTGACCAGCAGCAGAGCCAGACCCTGCTTGATTCCATGTTGAACGTGTACCGCAGTCTGACTGCCATGCCTAGTGCCACCGGCAGTGAGAACGCAACGTCTGACAACGTGGGCGCAGTTATCGTCCGCAATGGCTGGAATCACACCGAAGCAAGGGCGCAGCAGTACGAGAATATGTTTAAGTATGCTGAACGCCAGAGCTTGTCTGTGATGCTGAAAATCCTGCGTGACACGGCTGGTTCTAAGCTGATGGCGAGTGACATCAACATCAAACTGCCCCGCCGTCAGTACGACAACCAGCAGAGCAAGGTTCAGATTTTTGCACAGATGCTCAGTCAGAGCATTGACCCGCAGTTGGCGTTCACTACGCCCGGTCTGTTCCCTGACCCGCAGGCTGCTTACGAAATGAGCAAGCCCTTCTTGATTGCCGCTGGCAAGCTGGGTGAGGACGGGAAAGCACCGAAGCCACAGGAACAGCCCAAACAGGATGCTACCGACACAAATTCCGGGAACATGGCAGACAAACAGTCTACCAATGAGGAGAAAGCCAATGAGTAATTTTTGGAAACAGCTGGTTTGCAAACATGACTATACGCTTTCTCGCTGGCATTGGACGCATGGCATCAACGGAAACGAGTCGCGCGAAATGGAGTGCGAGTATATCTGCACGAAATGCGGAAAATTCAAATGGACACACCCCGACCGAAATTCGGCACGGGAGAAGTCCATTCTGGATAGCGGAATTGAACCGTACAAAAGAATTTACCCAAAAGAATAAAGAATCACCCCGAATTTTCGGGCTGATATATTCCGGCAGGGAAGCCGGGATACAAATTTCGCAGCGTTGCAGGGAAGCAACGGTAAAAAAACGCAGGAGGAAATTAACAATATGAAACTCAATGTGTTGCTTGGTGATGCCTACAAAGAGGGCATGACCGCCGATGAAATCATTTCTGCGCTTGAAAAGGTTGCAGACCCTAGCGCAGAGGTCGAGAAGCTGCGTAACGCCGTGACAAAAGCCAATGGCGAAGCTGCCGAGTATAAGAAGCAGCTTAAGGCAAAGCGCACCGATGACGAGAACGCCGCGCAGGAACAGGCTGACAAGCTGGCAGAGATGCAGAAGCAGATTGACGCTCTGACTGCCGACAAGGAGAACCTCGTCAAGGAAAAGACCCTTGCATCCTACCGTGAAAAGTTCGTTGCACAGGGCTATGACGCTGAACTTGCCAACAAGGCTGCATCTGCACTGGCTGACGGTGACATGGACAAGGTGTTCAAGTTCCAGTCGGAGTTTATGACCGCCCACGACACCGCTTACAAGGCTTCTTTGCTGAAGGATATGCCCACACCCCCGGGTGCGGATGGCAAGGGTGGTTCTGACAGCGAGGGCGTGGCATTCGCCAAGAGCCTTGCACAGCAGAACGCAAACACTTCTAAGGCATCGAGTGACGCAATGAGTGCTTTCCATTAACAAGGAGGAAAACATGAAGTTTACCCGAAACACGGTCAACGGAATCAACGATACCATCCTTGCTTCCAATGACTACACTGCCATTCCCTTTACCGTGACTGAAACCACTGCGGTTAAGGCTGGCTACCCCATGACGCTGGCTGGCAAGAAGGCCGCTGTGTCCGGCGACACTGGCGCAAAAACCATCAACGCCGATGGCATTCTGCTGTATGACGTTGACCCGGCAGAGAACCCCAACGCTTCCCTGCTGATTCGTGGTGTTATCGACACCAAAAAGGCAGCTGCAAGTTCCGGCTTCACCTTTGACGCTGACGCAATCAAGGCACTCAAGACCGCCGTTCCCGGCATCTTCTGCCGTGACAACATTAGCGTGAACGCTTAATAGGAGGTAAAACAACATGGCACTGAATCTCAAGGAAGTCTTTGCCCCGGCTGCGATTGCCGCCTATTGGACGAATGACCCCACCAATGCGATGCCTTTCGCATCTGACGCACTGTTCCCCGCCAAGAAAAAGGCTGGTCTCGACCTGAAGTGGTTGCGTGGTCACAAGGGCGTTGGCGTTTCTCTGATGCCCAGCGCATTTGACGCAAAGGCTACGTTCCGCACCCGTGAGGGCTTCAAGTTCGATGAGACCGAGATGCCGTTCTTCCGTGAGGGCTATCATCTGGGCGAGAAAGACCGTCAGGAAATCCTGCGTGTTCTGGACAGCAACGACCCCTATGCTCGTGACGTGATGAACCGTCTGTACGATGACACTGCACAACTTATCACCGGTGCTCGCATCGTGCCTGAACGGATGATCTGGCAGCTTCTGGCTCCCACCAATGGCGTTCCCGGCATCACCATCAAGGCGAACGGTGTGAACTACACCTACAACTACGACCCGGACGGCACTTGGAAGTCCACCAACTACAAGGAAGTTTCTGCCGCAAAGTCCAAGTGGAACGTCACCACCGCTACCCCCATTGCAGACCTAAACGCTGCAAAGGATGCTGTTCTGGCAAGCGTTGGCGAGGTCGTGACTGAGGTGTACATGAACACTGCCACCTTCCGCAACATGATTGCTGCGGACGAGGTGAAGAATCGGTTCATGACTGTCACTGCAAAGGCAAACGCCGTTCTGCTGGACAGCGAAGCACGGCAGATTATCGAATCTGCAACCGGTCTGAACATCCATCTGTACGACAAGATGTTCAAGGCAGACCAGTACAGCTCAAGCGAGAAGTATCTGCCCGATGGCATGGTTGTGGTCGCTCCGTCCGGCGCTCTGGGTAGCACTTGGTATGGCACTACCCCTGAGGAAGCCGACCTGCTGTCTGGTCAGTCCGGCGCATCCGTGTCCATCGTGAACACTGGCGTTGCCATCACCACCGAGCTGACCGTTCACCCGGTCAACGCCAACGTCTACGCTTCCGAAATCGTCCTGCCGTCCTTTGAGCGCATGGACGCTGTGTACTGCATCAAGGCTTACTAAGGCGAAAGGAGGAAAGCAGCATGGGAGACCAGTATTCCGAAGCGGAAGTCAAGTTGGGACAGTACATCGCCCCGGCGCTTGACCGTGAAGTCACGGACGAGGACTACCCACTTTTCGACCTGCTGCTTGATTTCGCCAAAGACAAGATATTTGCGCAGGGCTACCCTTTCGGCAACAGACCGGACGAGTTGCCCTCGCAGTATCAGTCGTTGCAGATACGCATTGCAGCGGAACTGTACAACCACATCGGCGCAAACGGACAGACGAGTTATACCAACAACGGCATTACTCGTGTGTGGGAAAGTTCCGATGTGGCGCAGTCCCTGTTGAATGAAGTGGTTCCGAGAGTAGGTGTTATCGGCTGATGTTCAATGGTAGCCCACTGGATAAACGCCCACTGTGGTACTCAAACCCGGTCGGCGAGAAAACACCTGTTGTGGACGAGTGGGGCAACGAAACCGGCGAGACATCGCAGACGTGGAGTGACCCCGCAAAACTGATGTTGAACGTCAGCCCGCCTACCGGCTCTGCGGAAGCAAGCCCTTTCGGTGCGTTCACGGATTACAGCTACGTTGTAAGTTCGTCCAGCAAAAAGCACAACACACCACTTTATGAAGGTACGCACGTCTGGTTTCAGACGGATGTTTCAAAGCCCTTCAATTACATTGTGGTCAAGGTCGCAGAGCATATCACAGACACGTTGTATGCGCTGAAAGAGGTGGCTGCAAGTGAAAATTAAAGTGAGGTTGAGCGATGCCGGACTTAAACAGGCTGAGGAAGATATTCGCAAATACAAGACCACCCTGAACCAAAAGGCGCAGTTGTTCGCAAAGGCGCTTGCCGACAAAGGCCTTGCTGTTGCCAAAATCCGTTTTGCCAACGCCCAATATGCTGGCGAAAACGATGTTGATTGCGAAGTCAGTCAAAACGGCTCTTCTTGTACCATCTTAGCGAAGGGGCAAGCGGTTGCGTTCATTGAGTTCGGCACAGGTGTTACGCATCAAGGCTGGGGCGCTGCTGGAACGGTCGGCCCGCTCCCTTTGCCTGACAACATTGGCGAGCATGGCACATACGGTAAGGAAAACGGCAAGCACAAACGCTGGTACTACTACGGCGAATCTGGCAATGCCGGTACGCCTGTCAAGGAAGTAGATGGAAAAGGTCAGCTGAACTACACCAGCGGTAATGACGCAGCTATGGCTATGTGGGGCGCTGTTGAGGAAATGGCTTCTCAGGTCGAAGCAACGTGGAGGGAGGTTTGGAGTAGTTGATTGATTATTTCAACCCCATCTTCACGGTTATCGCTAAGGAACTACGAAAGCAAGTGCCCGGCATTTTCGTTACTGGTGAAATCAATGACAGCAACGTCAAAAAGTTTCCGTGTGTTCAGATAGAGGAAAACAGCAACCTTCCTGTACACATTGATTCTGCCCGGCACAGCAAATACGCCGCTGTATCTCTTCGCGTTCGTGTCTACTCCAACAAGGAAACCGGACGCATTGCAGAAGCACGTTCTATCACAGGAATCGTGGATTCTGTTCTTGAATCACTTAACTTTCATCGCAAGTCGTTTGCCCCATTGAATGGGCTGTATAACAATTCCGTCTACCGGATTGAGTGCAGCTACGGGGCAACAATCGGGGAGGACGGAATGATTTACCGAAATTAAGGAGGTAAACATTCTATGAGTACTGCTATCTCCGGTCTGAACACTACCCTTTACTGTGGCGAAAGCGCTTCCGCTCTGACGAAGCTGTGCGACATCAAGGATGTGCCCGACCTGATCTCCGACCCGAACCTTCTGGACGCAACCACCCTGTCTGATGGTATGCAGAAGCAGATTTTCGGCATCGTTCAGGCTGATACCAAAGCCTTTACCGCTAACTACAACAAGACCGACTACGCTGCCGTCAAGGCTGCTGGTTATGACGATACCTCTGAGAGCAACGTGGACAAGTACTACGCCCTGAAGATGCAGGACGGCTCCGGTTTCACTTGGCAGGGTATGCATCAGGTCGGTCTGTCCGGCTTTGGCGTGGACGAGGTTGTGGAAATGACCATCAACTGCATCTTCCACTCTACCCCGAAGTTCAGCGAGAGCCTGACCGTCAACGGCGGCTAAACCGCAAAAATCGAATCAATCAAACCGGGCAGAACTGAACAATGGATTTGGTTCTGCCCCTATTTATAAAGGAGAGCATTTATTATGGCTGCTAAGGTTATCAACTTTCATTCCCCCGATGGCAAGAACACTTACGAGCTGACTTTCACCCGCGAGAGCGCCGAAGCCACTGAGCGCAACGGCTTCCAGATTTACGAGTTCTCCAACGGCATCAACCCTGTTAAAAACACTAAGGCTCTGTTCTACGGCGCTTTCATTGCCCGGAACAAGGGCATTAAGCGCAATGCGGTTGACGATATGCTTGACCACATCGAGGACAAGGAAGGTTTGATGGCTGCCCTGATGGAGATGTACGCAGAATCTGTCAAGGCTCTGATTGCCACTGATGAAGAGGACAAGACCGCAAAAAACGCAACGTGGGAGATTGTGTAACCTCACAGTCTCAGGAATCGGACAGCGGCACAGAGCCATTCTCTGTGTCCAAGCTGTTCCACGAGGTGGAAGCCTATTACATCTCCATTGGCATGACCTATGACCAGTTCTGGCGCGATGACGTCTGGCTGGCAAAGGTCTACCGGGACGCGGAAGAGCTACGCGCCCGCAGAACAAACGTTGAAGCGTGGAGAAACGGCTTCTACACAGCATCTGCGCTTTCCTCTACGGTTGGCAATATGTTCCGCAAGAAAGGGTCTAGCCCCATCAAGTACATGGATAGACCGATTCCTCTCACACAGAAAGAGCAGGACGAGTACGAATACCAACGCGCATTGGAAGCGCAAGAACGCATCAAGAGGGCGATGTTCTCTATGATGAATCAGAAGGACGGTGGTAGCAATGGCTGATGTTGATATTACTAGCTTATCCGTAGAGATTTCTGCGGAATCGCAGGGTGCAGAACTCAACCTAGACAAGCTTACCACTGCCATTTCTAAACTGCGCACAAAGGGCAACGTGGCAAAGGTGATTGATGGACTAGACAAGCTTACCAATTCCTTAACCGCGCTCAAGTCCGCGCAAGGCGATTTCAGCGGTCTGGAAAAGGTCACTAGCTTCATCGAAGGCATTACAAAGGTCAACGCAAGCGATAGCGCAAAGAGCATCAATATTCTTTCGAAGAGCATCCAAAAGATTCCTGATGCCCTGTCTGGCATTGGCGATTATTCGGATGCGCTGGATTCTCTGCGGGATGTAACGGATTCTTTCAATTCACTTTCTGCTATTCAAGCACCAAAAGGATTGAGCAGCACCATCAATGCGTTAAAGAAAATCCCTGACACCATGAGTGGCATGGATTCGGTCAATTCCGATTTGACGCAGACAAAGGCTGTACTGGCATCGTTTAATACGTTGCCAACCGTCACTGTCCCCGATGGTCTGACGAAAATGGTGAATACGCTTCGGCGCATTCCTACTGTTATTGCGGAAACAAACAAGGCTGATTACAAAGGCTTGGGCGATAATATTCGGGAGATTATGAACGCCATTGCCCCGCTGTCTTTGCTTGATATTTCAGGCTTGAAAGGGCTTAGCAGTGCATTTACTGCGCTGAATAAAGTTCCTGATTTGTCTGAAAAGTTAAAAGCGGCAGACCTTACTTCGTTTAAGGAATCGTGCGTCCAGATTTCGGATGCGCTCACCCCCCTTGCATCTCAGCTTGAAACGGTAGGCAACGCCTTTGCAAAGCTGCCACCGCAGTTGAGCAAGGTGGTGACGCAAGCAAACCGTGTGACTGCTGCCAACGAACGGCAGAAGAAAAGCTACATGAGCCTTTCCAGCCAGATGAACAGCTTCATGCGAAACATGGCAAAGCTGGTCTCGCTGAAAGCCATTGCTGATTATCTTGGCAACGCTGTTGCAAAGTTCAACGATTTCTATGAAGCAGCCAATATGTTCGGCGTATCGATGGGTGACATGACGAACGAAGCGAGCGCTTTCATTGATAAGATGGAACAGCTACTTGGCATCGACCCGTCAGAAGCCATGAATGCTATGGCGAACATTTATAGCATGACAAAAAGCTTCGGTCTTGCAAAAGAACAAGCATATACTTTGTCGAAAAGCCTTACCCAGTTAGGCTATGACCTTTCTTCGCTGAAAAACATTCCTATTTCACAGGCATTTACGAAGATTCGTTCGGCTATGGCTGGCGAACTTGAGCCAATGCTTCAGCTTGGCGTTGATATTTCTCAAGCAAGACTTCAACAGGAACTTCTTGCACTTGGATTCAATAAACAGGTTTCCACGCTTTCTCAGGCTGACAAAGCCACTTTGAGATACATCGCAATCTTAAAGCAGACCACCGATGCACAGGGCGATTTCGCCAGAACGCTATCTAGTCCTTCGAATATGATTCGCGTTCTGAAAGCACAGCTGTCTGGTCTTGCGCGAGATATTGGCTCTTTGCTCTACCCTGCTTTGAAGTCTATCCTTCCACCGCTGATTGCTGCTGTTGAACTTATCCGAGAGTTCGTTCAGTGGGTTGCAAAACTCATGGGTGTCAAGGTCGAGTTCCCTGATGTCAGTAGTGCGAGTGACGCCGTAAGTGGTGTCACGGATGCACTGGACGATACCACAAAGGCAACCGGCAAGGCTGCAAAGGCGTTCAAGAACTACATCATGGGCTTTGATGAACTGAACGTCATCCAGAAGAACGCTGATTCTTCTGGCTCTGGTTCCGGTTCTGGCGCAACTGGCAACCTCTTGGGCGATGTAGACCTGTCCGGCTACGATATGTTCAAGCAGTACAACGAAGAGTTTGCAAGGCAGATTGATACTCTCAAGCAGAAAATCAAAGGTATGCTACCTGTTATTGGTGCCGTTACCGCCGCGCTTGCTCTGTGGAAGCTTACCACCTTCATTGCTGACATTGTAGACGCAATCAAGAAAATCGGCATCCTGAAAGGTATGGTTGCCGGTGGCATTCTGATAGGCATTGGATTTTTCCTGATGTTTGATGGCATTAAGAAAGCCATCGAGGACAAGCTGAATGCTATCAACTTTGCAGAGATTCTGGTTGGCGCTATCACGTTTGTCGGCGGCGCGGCGTTGCTTGGTGCGAAGATAGCAGAGTTCATCATGACCTCGTTTGCAGACAGTTCGGTTGCTCAAGCAATCGCTGCGGCGGGCGGTAAGATGGGTGGTGCACTAATTGGCGCAGCTGTTGCCGGTGTAGTGGCTGGCATTGCAATGTTTGTGACTGGCGTTTATGACGCTTTGACAAACGGATTGAATATTCTGAACGGCTTGCTGATTCCCGCTGGCTCTACAATGGCTGGTGCTGCCGTTGGCGCAATTATAGGCTCTCTTGGCGGCCCGATCGGCACGGCTGCCGGTGCATTGATTGGCTTGCTTATCGGTGCATTGACTGACGTTGGAATAGCAATCTATCAAAACTGGGACAAAATCAAATCAACTGTTGCAAAAAAATGGGGTGATTTGAAAAGCTGGTGGTCTGGAACTGTTATTCCGGCAATCGAAAGCATCCCGGGCAAAATTGGCAACATCGTAGATTCCGTTGTTAGCTGGTTTTCCGAACTTCCGGGCAGAATCGGGTATGCTCTTGGCTATGCAGTGGGAACGCTGATTCGGTGGGCGAAAGACCTTTATGACACTGTTACGAGAGAAGTTCCGAAGATTATTTCCAATGTAATCACTTTCTTTAAGGAACTCCCTGAAAAAATCTCGTCCGCTATTTATGGCGCTTATCAGTCTGTTTCTGACTGGGCAAACGGAATGATTCAGAAAGCAAGCGAAGTTATCCCGGAAGTCATAGATAATTTCGTGAGTTTCTTCGAAAGCATTCCCGACCGGCTTAAAGCGCTTGGCAAGAACATAGTAGATGGCCTTTATAACGGCGTGAAAGACGCTATGCACTTGGTTGCCGACAAAGCTGGTGAACTGGCTGATGGGTTTGTAAAGGGCTTTAAGGATGCGCTTGGCATCCACTCTCCTTCTAAGGTGTTTTATGCTATCGGTGAGTTTATCGACAAAGGTCTTGCAAATGGCATCTCCGCTGCCAAAGACCTTGCGGTGAAAGCCATCCAGTCTGTGTCTGACGCGGTAAAGACTGTTGGCTCTCAGCTGGCAAGTGAGAACTATGGTCTGGGCAACGGCTCTATCAGCCTGTCCATTGACGCAAGCGGCAAGATCACCTGCCTGAAAGCCGGTACCGTAACCATCACCGCCACCGCAAACGATGGCTCCGGCAAGAAGGCCTCTTTCAAGCTCCAGATCGTCAAACTGATGAAGTTTCTGGGGCTGGTGGATGTCAGCGTGGCCGGCGGTAAGTCCGTCACCCTGAAGCCCCTCTTTACTCCTGCCGACCCCACCAACAAGAAGCTGGCCTGGAGCGTGTCCGAGAACGAGTACGGCATCAAGATCAACGGTTCCGGTAAAGTCAGCACCAAGGCTGTCACCGAGCCCGTGAACGTGACCGTCACCGTCTCCGCGCTGGATGGCAGCGGCGTGAGTGCCTCCTGCGAGGTCACCGTCTATCCCGCTACCACCAAGGTCACCATCTCCGCCAAGGGCGGCGAGCTGCCTGCTTCCATCTCTGTGGACACCACGCTGGAGCTGACCGCTTCCAGCCTGCCTGAGAACACGGCAAATGTCTACACCTGGAAGAGCAGCAATGAGAAGATCGCCGCCGTGGACGCAAACGGTGTTGTCACTGCCATCAAGGCCGGCAAGGTAAAGATTACCTGTACCGCCGCCGACGGCACGAACAAGTCCGCTTCCGTTACCTTGAAGGTCGTCGAGGCCATCGAGACTCCCCCGAAGAAGTAATCACTTCTGACGCAAATTTCTAACCAGCCAGCCGACTATCGTATAACGCTTGCCATCGGGAACCAGTGACATACATCTAACGAGACTCGTTCATAATGTCACATTTTTCCGGAAAATCCTCCCTGAAATTCTCACCATTTCCCCGAATATCCGTTGACAAATCGATAAAAAAAGGGTAAAATACTGATACTTACAGATACTCCCGCAAATCAAATACGCTGCATGGCGTCATCCACGCTGCCCCATTT